TGGAACATTTAGTACTGGCATTAATATTAAAAACCTCCATAATGTTATCTTTGCCTCACCGTCAAAATCACGAGTTAGAAATCTCCAAAGCATTGGACGCATTCTTAGAAAAGCAACTAACAAAGTAAAAGCAACTCTCTATGATATATCTGATGACTGCACTCATAACTCTAAAAAAAATTACACCCTAAATCATTTTATAGAACGAATTAAAATCTACAATGAAGAAAATTTTAACTATGAAATAGTAACTGTACAACTTAAAAAAGATGGCAATTGAAGACGATTTTTATGCAACAATAAAGTTAAACTCTGGGGAAGAAGTATTTGCTAAAGTAGCAGCTTCTGAGGAAGAAGATCGCACGATGCTTATTATTCATCACCCTGTTACTGTTACTGAAATAAAAAATAAAAGTGGATTAGTTGGATATAAAGTAGAACCTTGGTTGAAGACAACTAAAGATGATATGTTTATTATTAATATGGATAGTGTTATGACTCTATCAGAATCCTCTGATATGGAAATGATTGTAATGTATCAACATTTCCTTAGAGATTCTCAAAGAGAATATCATCATGAGCATAGACTTAATAGAAGAATGGGTTATATATCTAATGTAAATGATGCTAAAGAGAACTTAGAAAAAATATTTAAGAAGAGTCCTAATAATCCTAAAGACTAAATCCCTTTAACCCCGACAGAGTTATTGTAACGTTATTTCGATACCTTGTCAACTACGTGCAGAAGTGTTATAATATCTACATAATAGTGATAATGACTCATGGCAATACGACGCAATATGGCTAGAAAAAGATCGGAACACTATGTTAATAATAAGGAGTTCCTTGCTGCACTTATTACATATCGTGAAAATGTAGAAATTACTTATATTAGAAAGTTTGGTGAACCACCAGATAAAGCAGGTAGGGCATCGTCATGGGATACTAAACCTGTCATACCAAGGTACATAGGTGAGTGCTTCTTAAAGATTGCTAATCATTTATCATTCAAACCAAACTTTGTTAACTACATGTTCAAGGAGGACATGATCTCTGATGGAATCGAAAATTGCGTTCAATACATTCATAATTTTAATCCAGAGAAATCCAAGAATCCTTTTGCTTACTTTACTCAGATCATACATTACGCATTTCTCCGTAGGATACAAAGAGAGAAACGTCAGTTAGAGATTAAGAATAAGATTATTGAGAAGTCTGGTTATCAAGTAAGTTTTTAATGATGACAATAAGATTGACGGATCTAATTATTCAGACTATAATTCAATCAAAGATGCTGTTCATTCCAAATTGNGTAATTAATGAAGATTGCAATCATAACTGATCAGCACTTCGGAGCACGAAAAAATTCTAAACTTTTTCATGATTACTTTCTGAAGTTTTATAATGATGTATTTTTTCCTTTCTTAGAGAAGGAGGGGATTACTACTGTTGTTGATATGGGAGATACTTTCGACAATCGAACAGGAATTAATTTTAATGCATTGGCATGGGCAAAGGATAATTATTTTGATAGACTTAAAGCATTAGGTTGTACTGTTCATACTATTGTTGGTAACCATACAGCATACTATAAAAATACAAATGATATCAATGCGGTTGATTTATTATTGAGAGAATATGATAATGTAAAAATATATGCAGAAACACAAGAAGTTAAACTAGGAGATACAAAAGTTCTTTTTGTTCCTTGGATTAATAATGAGAATGAAGAGGAAACTTTCAAGAGAGTTAAAAAATCCAATTGTAAAGTAGTGATGGGTCATTTAGAATTAAATGGTTTCCAAGCTACTGCTGGACATGTGATGGAGCATGGAATGGCAACTACACCATTTGATAGATTTGAGAAAGTATATTCTGGACATTATCATTGCAGGTCTATACAGGAACCTGTTTACTATTTGGGAAATCCTTATGAGATGTTTTGGGGTGATGTAAATGATACGGAAAGGGGATTCCATTTATGGGATACAGAGACTTTTGAACATACTCCTGTAAACAATCCACATAGACTTCATCATATCATTTATTATGAGGATACTAATCACCAGACATTTGATACTAGATCATATGAAAATAAGATTGTAAAAATTATTGTTCGTAAGAAATCTGATACAACTAAGTTTGAAAAATTTGTTGATAAGTTATATTCATCTAATGTGGCAGAACTTAAAGTTGTAGAGAACTTTGCTATTCAAGAGGCAGCAGATTTTGAAGCATTTGAGTCTGAAGATACTATATCAGTATTGGATAGATATATTGATGAAGCAGAAATAGATCTTGATAAATCTAGAATACATAAAATTATACAAGAGATATACCAAGAGGCATGTGAGCAAGTATAATGTATATCATAACCGTGGAGGGAAAAGAAAATGAAGGTGCATATTCTGTTCCTGATGATGATGGAGAACATATTCTGTATCTTTTTGAAGATGAAGATGATGCTCTTAGGTATGCTATGATGTTAGAAGATGAGGGAAATCCTGAAATGCATGTAATTGAGGTTGAAGATGAAATAATGATAAAAACTTGTCAAACGCATGATTATCGTTATGCCGTCATTACACAGGATGACATTGTAATACCTCCCGCTACTGAACATGATTACATTTGAAAAGATACGTTGGAAGAATTTTTTATCAACTGGTAATCAATTTATTGAAATAAATTTCCAAACTGACGGTGAATCTAGATTTGCAAAAAATTCTACAACACTAGTGGTAGGAACTAATGGTGCTGGAAAGAGCACTATCCTAGATGCATTGACATTTAGTTTGTTTAATAAACCATTCCGTAAGATTAGTAAAGGTCAGTTAGTTAATACAGTTAATGAAAAGGATTGTAGAGTTGAGGTGGAGTTTTCTATAGGACCAACTCAATGGAAAGTTGCAAGATCTATAAAACCAAATATATTTGAGATATGGAGAGATGGAAATTTATTAGATCAATCTGCTTCTGCAAATGATCAGCAGAAATGGTTGGAGCAGAATGTTCTTAAGATGAACTATAAGTCATTTACTCAGATTGTTATTTTGGGTAGTAGTGCTTTTGTTCCTTTCATGCAATTAACTGCATCTAATAGAAGGGAAGTGATTGAGGATCTTTTGGATATTAAGATTTTCTCTTCAATGAATAATTTAATTAAAGATAAGATTAGATTGATTAGGGAAGAAATAAAAACCTTTGAACTTAAGAAAGAATCTCTAAATGATAAAGTTGGAATGCAAGAGAATTTTATTGATGAATTAGAACAGCAAGGTAAGGGAAGAATAGAAGATAATAAAGTAAAAATTACTACCTTACTTGATGAATCAAATAATTATGTTTTAGTAAATAATGAATTGGAAAATGAAGTTTCTGATCTTACAAATCAACAAGAAGTGTTAACAGGAGCTACAAAAAAGTTACGTGAGTTAGGAAACCTTAAAGGAAAAATATCCAATAAGGTATCTAACATTACCAAAGAGCATAAGTTCTTCACAGAACATACTGTTTGCCCTACGTGTAGACAGGACATTCAGGAGGACTTTAGAATAAATAAAATTACCGATGCTCAAACTAAAGCAAAAGAGTTGCAATCTGGTTATAAAGAACTAGAACAGGCAATTAAAGAGGAAGAAGAGCGAGAGCATCAATTCACTACCATATCAAAGGAGGTTACTTCACTAACACATGGCATTTCTAAAAACAATACTAGAATTTCTGGATGTCAACGACAAATCAGGGATCTTGAATCGGAAATTCAAAAACTTACCGAACAACTTGCAGATAGAAATACTGAACATGAGAAGTTAACTAATTTTAAAGACAAACTAAAAACTACATACGAAGAACTATCCACTCGGAAGGATACTATAAGTTATCATGATTTTGCTTATAGTTTACTTAGAGATGGTGGAGTGAAGACTAAAATCATTAAGAAGTATCTACCTCTGATAAATCAGCAAGTCAATAGGTATCTTCAAAAGATGGACTTCTACATCAACTTTACACTTGATGAGGAATTCAACGAAACCGTTCAGTCCCCAATCCATGAAGATTTTTCTTATGCTTCTTTCTCTGAAGGAGAGAAGATGAGGATCGACCTAGCACTCCTGTTTACATGGAGAGAGGTTGCTCGAATGAAAAACTCTGTCAATACCAATCTTCTTATAATGGATGAGGTCTTTGATAGTTCTTTGGATGGTATGGGAACNGANGAGTTCTTAAAGATTATAAGGTTTGTAATTAAGGACACTAATATTTTTGTCATATCCCATAAACCAGATATGCACGATAAGTTTGAAAGTATGTT